CCTCAGCAACAATACGGTCAGCTTCGTATTTGTGATATAGGGAAATAGCTTTAGAAGCCCACCCTTGAGGGGATAGCTTCTCTGTGTAGTCACCTAAGACGTAAGCAATGCCGTTCACATCAATACCAGCAACGACAATACCTGTCATGTCACTTTCTTTATTAGCTGTAACAGCAGGGTCAATAGCAACAACAATACGAGCTAGATCAGGTACAGAGTCATGCTTAATTTCAGCTTTTTCCAACATCTCTGTAGACCACAGTGCGCCCTCAGCTTCCTCTAGGACTTCTGCGTAAAGTTCCTGACGACCAAGGCGTGTGCCTTCATACTGCGCTTTGACCGCTTCAAGATAGGTTCCTGCAAGGTTAGCAGCATTATCGAAAGTAGAACCACCAGTGACATAAGTCTTCCCATCCTTCATCAACTTCCGAACAAGTTTGGTAGGTTTGGGTGTCGTGGTAACGACAATACGGGGATGCTTCCCTAGTCGCATACAAAACTGCAACATATCCCACGTATCAATGTCTTTGTTCCAAGCTGCAAGTTCATCACACCATGCAATCTCGAACTGGGGGCCACGAAGACGTTCAGGTTCCTCAGCCGAAAAGAACTGAACAGTAGCACCATTCTCCCAAGTCAAGGTACGCTTAGTAGGCGACCACTCAGGGAAACCCATCTTCTTACCTTTATGAGTCTTATCACCCTTCCAACAAACACTAAGGAAACCAGATTCACCCTTTACCATAACTCGTTCAATATCCGAGTTGGTAGCAGCTACAGCAGCGATACGCTTCTTACCCTGCTTAACCTGTTCCCTTACCCACTCAACACCAGTCCTAGTCTTTCCAAAACCACGACCAGCATTAATGAACCATGTATTCCAGTCACCATCAGGTTCTAACTGTGCATCCCTAGCCCAAAAGTTCCAGTCGTGCTTTAGTTCTTCCACCTTCGCCGGGCCAAGTGCTTCAAATAGTTCTTTAACCTTACTAGCAGGTAAACTACGAAGAGTGTCAGCCGTGATCTTCCTCTGTGCTGTCATCGGGTTCTTTTCCTAGTAGCGCAAGCAAACTGTCTACTGCAGATTCATCCATGTCGGGATCAGTGTCCTGCTCAACTTCGATGTTAGTCTGTGTCGGGGACCAACCACCTTTACTGCGAAGGAACAGCTCTTGGCTCTTAAAGTCACCTTCCAGAGCTTGGTCGATAACCTTCTTACCAACCATACCATTCAGCTTGGCACGTTCAGCTTCGATAAAGTTGCCATAAATCTTGTAAAGTGTCGATAGAGATTTGGGGGCGTTCTGTAGACCTTGCATAGACGCAATCATCTGACGGATGCCTACACCCCCTTGAATGCACTCAAGGATGTGCTTTTCTACGTGTTTTGAATAGGGGAGTGGTTCTGCCATGACTCTTCCGTTATAACGACAAATATTGATGATCGAATCCCGTTAGACTCGTAAACTAATTGTGAACAGTTACCTCTAAGCCCCTAACCATCGGCAAGACGACAATCCAAATATCTGACTTGACGTTGTATATCTTGGTTGATTAGGAGTTTACAGGTAACTTAAGTTATATACTTACGTATTCTATAATCTAACTAGTTTATAAAACACTAACTAGTTTGTATCGTAAGTACTATACTTAAGATACCTTCTATATACTATATAGTGCCTTATTTTTTAATTTGTCAACCAGAATCTTTCACTTTTTGTTACAAAATTGATAAGTGGTTGAACTAAAACGATTCTTTTTTCAGATTTTTCTGGACCACTTAGGGTCGAATCATAGGCTATTCTACCTGTGATTGTCGTCATTGGGTATGACTCCCTCCAGCGAAAGTAATTTTTACCTTTGGATTAGTAGGTGGATACCGCTCACCCCGAATCATCTGGCGTATAATACACAGGGGCCCCATGGGAGTCAATAGTGATTCTCACGAAAACTATCAATTTGTGTCGTTATGTAACAAAATGTGATCAACTAGGGTAAAGTGTGGCGAAAGTGCAACACTTATGATAAATCTTGGGTAATATCAAAAGAAAATCTTGACAGAGGAATCAGGTGGGCCTGCCATCCCAAGGATTGATTCGCATGCACTATAATGCACATTATGCAGTATATTGCCTGTGTATTTATGCACATAAGTATATGACAATGGTGCGCAAACGCACATAGCCCGCAGCGTCCATCTAGGGCGTGCTGCAGGCTGTGTAACGTGTTGCGGTAGGGTAGCGACAATACAGGCCCTAGTGGGGCTGTGTGACGTGCTACGTGGCGTTAGTAATACATTCCCGTCATATCTTGGATATCGTCGAATAGGTCGGCCAATACCTTAACGCAATGGGATTCATCATTAGGGTTAAGCCCCAATTGCTCTATTAGGTCGATCAAGTCCGCAATGCGTGAGTCAATCTTGGCCATATGCTTAGTAAAGTCCGATTGTTTAGACATTGTGTCACCCCATTAAGATTCGTTTAAGTTGCGGTATAGATAGGCCAGTAATCTTGGCCAATTGTGAAAGAGTCATATCTGGCTTTGCGTCGTATAGGTCGCATATATCTTGCGGCGTCATATCGAGTCCCCTTATACTTTGCGGGCGTCAATTACGCCGCTTTCTGGATATTGTGCAGCGACTATATCAAGGCAAGAGTCCATATCCGCTGCATTTATATAAACCCCAAATTCACCGCCTAATTCATCACACAACAAAACATAATAACGATATGTCATTATATCGACTCCTTTTGGTTTAGTCTGATTACAAAGCCTGACTCGTCCGCTTTAGCTTCACCCTTTTGCACTAGCCCCACAATAACCCCGGACTCGTCATAAAACCGCACGTCCGACTCGTCACCATTAATTACCTTATAGCCCATATAAGAGTCCGGTAATTTATCAAATACAGCCGCCACGTTGCCGCCATGCTGTAATACTTTCAGACAATCTGCCCAATTCGACTCGGACTTGCTAAAAGTAATATGATAATTGCTAGGCAGTAGGCCGTGGGCGTGCTGTAAAGCCTTTTTGGTTATCTTTGTGTAGTCGTAAGCCTGAATATTCGGGAAAGCGTGAATTAGGCTTTTAACGGGTTTATTGTTAACCGTTAGCGCAACGGTGTGGAAAGGGTAATCGGACGTTGTATTAGGCCGCCACGCTGGCACCATGCCAAGGCGCTTGGCTTTGCGTTCTAGGCTTTCCAATTCAAAAGCCATAAGCGCCACGTAAGCCTTGCGCATTGTCATAAAGGCTTGAGTCCGGGCTAACCGGGCGGCAATCTTATTTTCCAGATAGATAGGATTCCCGGCTGTATGCAAACATGCGGCGATGCACCCGGGGCTAGCTTGCGCACACATATTCCACCCGGACTCGTGGGCGGGGGCTAGGTTATGCGCCGCCGATAGCACATTGAGCTTTTCACCCTTTACTAGTTTAGGGCTAGAGTCCGTTGCGCCTAATGCGCTGGTGAAATGATACCCGGCTTTTGCTAGATCACGCTTTGCCGCTGCTTTGCTGGTATATCCGTTAAAAATTGCCATTATTCCGACTCCTCGTTTGCGATATGATAACCAAAATTCCCGAAGTACAGATTAACCCCGCCCGACTCCGATTCATAAATTGCGAAAGTATGGGCGAAAGCACAAGCGGCAATAATGCCAAGAAATAGGGTTTTCATTTTGTTGACTCCTTATAGGTTAGTAAAGTTTTCAGTTAGGAAAGCGGCAACGGCTATTGCCAAGACAAAAGCGCCGATAAATACAAAAAAGCCCATTATTCCGCCCCCATTGCTTGCATAGTGTCAATAACTTGGACAATTTCCAGAAACTGCATATCTGCATCCGACATAGCTAGAAATGCGCCGTGGGTGGTGTAGCCCGCTTGCATGTAGGTTTGGGCGATAGCGTTTGCGGTTTTCTGTGTCATATTCAAGTTTCCTTATGTGTTTTTGCGTTTCGTTAAGGAATAATTGTGCGATTCGTCGCAAAGAGTCAAACACAAAATTCACCAAAGCGCCGAGTCATTATACTATATAAAGAGCCATGCAGAATTTGCATAGCAGCATTGCAAAAATAGCAATGGACTCGATTCTTGCCGGGCAGGGCAGTCTGGACAAAAGAAACGAATCAAAAGGACTCGCCTTATGCGGGAACAATACCATTGCGCCTGGACCTATCCAAAAGTAGGGGCGGATTGTCTCAAAAGTAGGGGGTTGACAAACCGGGGGCGAATCGGATTTACTGAAGAGTCGAGTCGGATTCATACCTATACGAAAGAGAGTTTGACATACTTTCGAGACAGAATCACTACCCGAATCGGTAGGCTATACGTTTGCACCCGTCAATCTATACTCTTGCGCTCTTGCCTATACTTTCGAGACAGAATCATATCCGAATCGGTAGGTATATACCAATGAACCTGTCAACCTATACGAAAGAGAGCTTGACAATACTTTCGATACCGAATCATACCCGAATGAACTTTGACCTATACGAAAGAGAGCTTGACACATACGAACGAGACAGAATCATACCCAAAAGAGTTCGCATGTATACGAAAGAGCACTTGACAATACTTTCGTATGCCGAATCACCTACTTTCGTATGGGTGACCACCTACTTTCGTATGGGTGACCACCTACTTTCGTATGGGTGACCCCCTCCAGTGGAAATATAGACCCCCCTCCGATGGAAAATGACCCCTCCGTGGGAATTTAGGTTTGACCCCACCAGTGGAAATTGGTAAAGTGATTCTAAACTACCCCCGCAGTGGAAATAAGGAATGAGAAAATGAAAACTGAAAGCAGACTGAGAGTGAAAGTAGTGTATCAAGGTGAAGTGTTGTACACCGACATGCTAACCCGCAAGCAAGCTGAGAAACTTGTTGCAGCTATGAAGAAAAAGGGTTATGATCTAGAAGTAACTCAAACAGGAGATTCGTAATATGGAAAAGTTTGACATTGAATTCGATCAGTTCGCAGATGCACACATCATTGTGCATAAGATCACAAGTGGTCTGTATACTGAACATGAGGAAACTACTATTGTTGGCTATATCCCATTCCGTGAGGAAACCTGTAAGGTAGGGGCAGATAAAGAGCTACGTGATATTGTATTTGCTGCAGCAGACAAGCTGGAAGAGGCGTTAGTGTTTTGTGAAGATGGTATTCACATCGAAGTTAGGTTCACCAAGAACTACATTAACGCATAACCCCTCAGTAGAAATTAGGAGACTAACAATGGATATTGATGAACACGACGTACTGGCTTGGATCGAAGACGTGAAGAAGTATAGCAAGCTGGTAGAAGCTATGTGGCCAAATGCACCCAAAGAGGTAGAAGACGCTATCGTAGAAGCTATGGGTGGCCTAGACCTATTGGAACTAAAGCTGAAGGAGTTTGTAGAATGGAACTGATTAAAGAACTGGAAGCACTAGCGTATGACCTACGAGGTCTAAAGGCTACCCTCAGTGAAAATAAGCGTGATTGTGATCGTGGGTTGCACTTTGATGAGAGTGCAGCACGGGAAGATCAGAGCAAGACGTTTAGGTTGTCGGCTTTGTTTGGTCGTCTAGGTGATGCCTACCATGACTTTGATCGTCGTCTTGATGAGGTACGAGAGATCGAAGAGAGACTGCTTGACCTTATCGACAAGGTAGAGTACGATACTATTGCACAAACTGCTAGGAAGGATACCTTATGAATAGACACTACATCGTGGCTATGATCAACACAGAACGCACATACGAGAACATCTGCAAGCTAGATGTCGGTAAGCGTTACACATTTGAACAGGCCATGATCCGGGCAGGAGAGCTAAATAAAACCTGTCAACCAGAACTAAAAGTGCTTGACTATCAGCGATTCACCCCTTATAATTTACTTACATGCAGAGATGATTACTAAGGAGATTCAAATGCTTAACGTACAAACTGTAAAAGACCTGATCGACAGCAAAGGCACAAAGATTGCCACTGTCAAGTTTATCAAAGCTGATGGCAGTGAACGTGTCGTCAACGGTCTGTTCAAACCTACCAGCAAGATCGTAGGTTCTGATCGTGGTCTGGCCCAAGGTGAAGCTATGCGTGCTCGTGGTCAGGTTGCTATCTGGGAGATTGCTTCCAAGAAATGGAAGAGCTTCTATGCTGACAAAGTGGTGGAGATTATCTAATGATTAAGAATGTAAGGGTTGACTGGGAGAATGAACACCACACCTTCACTTTTGACACTGGTGGTGACAAACTCGAAGCTCTGGATTTCCTGAAAGACTTTATTGGTTCTGTTGAAGAGCTATACCGTAAAATCTCTAAGGACTATGAGTGGGGCGATGAAATGCCTGAGAAGTTTAAGGTTCATGGTGGATGCACACACACCACAATTAAGGCTGTGAACAAATGAGTCCCCTAATGTGCATGGCTGTAGCGGTTTACTTTGAGGCTCGTGGTGAGCCGCTACAGGGCCAGTATGCAGTAGCTGAGGTGGTAATGAACCGAGTTGCTGATGAGAGGTATCCTGATACCGTTTGTGGTGTCGTCTTTGAACGGAAAGCGTTTAGCTTTACCCACGATGGAAAGCCTGACCGTTTGCCTAAGACCCCCGCAGGGGAAAAGGCTATGGAAGTGGCCACCAACGTAATGGCTGGGCTAAAGATGGGTATTACTTCTACCCACTACCACGCAACGTACGTAAAACCGTACTGGACGAGTCACTTTGAGCTTGACGGTAAGGTTGGTGATCACGTATTCTATACCAACACCACCAGATATAAATGAGGACAACATGTACGCTGATGATCGACTGATCCCCGTAGACCAAATGTGCAATCACCTACAGCGTGAGATTGACGAGACTCTATGGGAAGATACTAATGCAGATGTGTCGTATCAAGAACGTGAACTGAAATGGTTCTTGTCGTTGAAGCACAAGGGCATTCTTTATGACACGACTTTCTAAATATATCAACAGAGTCCTTGTCGCTACGTCAGTGTGGATTAACGTAGTGACAGGCGGAGCAAGCAATCAAACCTTTAGTGCTAGGAACTGGCACTGGAAAAAGAATGGTAAGCCTAATGCTGTATATGTGATTGACTTCTTCTTAGGGGATGGTCACTGCAGTGAGTGTTGGGTTTATTGGAAAGTAAGAGATGGAAAATGGTGATGATTAAAGCAACACTGATTGATAGCATGGGCAGTGATATGTCCGTAGTAAACGCAGCACGAGTAAGTTTTGGTAAGCAGAGTAAGTTCATAGATTTGTGTCACAACTGTGGTGAGATGGCAGTTGAAAAGTACGAGTATATAAAGCTATGGGAATGTAAATCTTGCTTTATTGATATTACCCAAAAAGACATGAAGCTACCTGACCGTGACACTAAGCTGATCCGTTATCTAGCCAAGCACAAGCACCTGTCACCCTTCGGCCATGCCTTTGCATCCTTCCATGTCAAGGCACCTATCTTTGTGGCACGTCAGCTAGTGAAG